GCCCTCCAAAAAATCCTCGGCAAATGAAAAAACCCAACGCACTCCAAAACATCGTCAGCAAAAGCCAAGTCGCCGCCGCGCTCAACGAAGCCGCCGCCGCCCGCTCCCAGCTCGAAGCCGAACGCCGAGCCCATGCTGAGACCGTCAAAGCCCTTGAGCGCGTCCGCTTCACCCGCCCGCCCAAAAAAATCACCCCACGCACCAGCACCGCAGGCACCGGCGACATCGTCGAAGTCATTTTCTCAGATGTCCACGGCAACAAGCACGACCCCGCTGCCATGGCCGCCTTTCTCGGCGATCTCAAATCCCTCAACCCCGACCGCCTCATCGTCGGCGGCGATTTCGTGGATTGCGGCGGCTTCCTCGCCGAGCACCACACGCTCGGATATGTGGCCGAGACGGACGACTCCTACGAAGACGACATCGCCGTCGCCAACAGCCTCCTCGACCAAATCCTCGCCGCCGCCCGCCCCAGCGAAGTCCACTACATCGAGGGCAACCACGAGTGGCGCGTCGAACGCTGGGCGCTCACCCAACGCCTCGCCCATCACAAAGACACCGACCTCCTCCGCCGCACCTTCTGCCCCGAGCATGTCCTGCGACTCAAAGACCGCGGCATCGCTTACTACCACCAAGGAAAAACCCACGGCGACTGCGACACGCCAGGATGGGTCAAAATCGACAAAGCCTTTTTCGTCCACAAGATCAGCAACGCCCGCGACGCCGCCGGACAAGCCATGGCAAAAGCCGCCGCCAACATCGTTTTCTTCGACACCCACCGCGCCGCCTACAAACCCATGCACCTCCCCGGCGTCGGCCTCATCTCCGCCTGGAACCCAGGCTGCCTCTGCAAACGCCAACCCCTCTACGCCAACACCCGCCCCACCGAGTGGACCCACGGCTACCTCGTCCGCTTCATCAGCAAAAAGACCGGCAACTTCCAAATGGTCAATGTCACCATCAACGACGGCGTCAGCTACGCCAGCCTCCTCCTCAAACCCAAGTCATGAACAAACTCCTCGCCCTCGTCGCCAAGCACAAGGCCGCCAAATACGGCATCCCGCCCAACCAAGGCTGGCTCACCCGCCAGCAAGCCGCCCGCCAGCTCGGCACCACCGACCGCAATGTCCACGACCTCCTCCGCGACGCGATCGATGCCAAGGACATCGAGTGCAAAAAATTCTCCGATTGGGACGCCGCCAGCATGCGCCCCGTCCAAGTCACCTGCTACCGCATCCTCGCCGACCTCCCCGAGAAAAAATCCCCCGCCAAAAAATCCACCCCGCCCGCAGCCGTCGGCCCCATCAGCGCCGAACTCCGCACCGCCGTCCTCTCCGCCCACAAGCGGCACCCTCATATCCCAGGCCGCCGCCTCCGCGAATACCTCCCCCCCCGCCTCCGCCGCGCCTCCACCGGCGACCAAGTCCTCGAAATCCTGGCAAAGGCGTAAACCATGGCCCGGCGGAAAAAACCTCCGACCCTCTCCATCGTTTACCGCAAGCTCGGCCGCGAAAAGGCGAGGGGCCAATACTGCGAAGCCACCCGAACCATCGAACTCGACGAACGCCTCCGCGGCGAAGAGCACCTCGAAGTCCTGGTCCACGAAAGCATGCACGCCCTCCAGCCCCACCACGACGAAGCCGTCGTCGAACGCGACGCCAAAAACCTCGCCCGAATCCTCTGGTCCGAAGGCTACCGCCGGCCGAATTGATTCTTCGGCTTGCATCAAGACATCAACCTCAAAAAACAGGCGCAAGGGACAAATCAAGGGACTATTTGAAAAACCAAAAAACTCGGGCAACAAAGGGCAACAGCAACATAAGTCTCTACAAATCAGCATCCGCAAAACGACTTAAAATCCCTTGATCCGAAAGGATCGTGCGGGTTCGAGTCCCGCCGCCGGCAGAGGGACTTACGACCCGCGGAGCCAGTGTTTATGCGGGTTCGCGGGCGATTGGCATGCATTTGCTTACCTTGTTTTCGTTGCTTTACAGTTGCACCTTTTCTTGCATTTTCGGGCAACACGGGCAACAAGTCTCAACAAGCACATGGAAACATTTCTCGTCTCCCCATACCCGGCGCGGCCGAAAACGCCGTGGAAGCTCACCATTCCAGAAAAATTTTTCGGCAGGCGCATCCGCAAATTCTACCGCACCGAGGCCGAGGCATGGGCGTCAGGGCCGGCGATTGTCGAAAGCCTCCGACGCGGCGGCACAAAGGCGCTCGAGTCACAGAGCGGCATGTCCATGAAGTCGGCGGTGCGCGAATATCTCGCCACAAAATCCAACGCCTCCCCGAATCACTCCTCGAAAATCAACCGCGTATGCGCCGAGCTTCTTCGTGCCTTTCCCGGCGCGGTCTCGAGCATCACGCCGATGGATGCGGCCAAGTGGTTCGCCTCTGTTCCAGGCTCGCCGACGACCCGCGCCGGCTGGCACCGCTACGCGAGCGGTTTTTTCCGTTGGTGTGCCGACATGGAGGTTATTCCGCGCAATCCGCTCAAAAGCGTGAAGGCGCCAAAGGCCGAGCCGAAGCGCTCGCTTCTCACGCCCGTTCAGTTGTCCGCCATTCTGGAATCGAAAATGTCCGACCCGCTGCGCGCATGGTTCCTCCTCGGCGCCTTTGCCGGCCTGCGGAGCATCGAGGTTCACCGAATGCGCTGGGAGGACATCGACACAAAGACCGGCCAGATCGAAGTGCGGCGCGAAGTCTCGAAACAATCCACCGGCCTCCCCGAGCGCATCGTGGATTTCACTGCGCCATTGAAAAAGCGGTGCAATTTTTTCAAAAAAAAATCCGGCCTGATCGTGCCCCAGAACTCGCTTCGTCTCTATCGGGAGCGCGAGCGGCTGATTGACCGTCTCAACGCCGCCGAGTCAGAAACCGCCGAGAAAAAAATCCCATGGTCGAAGTTGCCGGAGAATGCGCTCCGTCACTCGTTCGCCACCTACCATCTCGCCAGCGGCCAAGATGCCGCCAAGACCGCCCACCAGCTCGGACACTCATCCACCGCCCTTGTCTTAAAAACCTACGCCGTGCCGGCGAGAAAAGCCGACTGGCGCGCTTGGTGGAGACTTTAGGCGGTTAGGTCGATTATTTCCGCTTCCCAACCTGGCGGTAGCTCGTTTTCTGGCGAATTGAGGACCCACCACCGGAGAGTTCGGGTGGATTCACGATGTTGTCGGCAGCAGGCGCATTCACATCGGCCCGATTGTGAGGATGGGCCTCTTCGTTTCCCGATTTTTCATTGAGGAAACGGTTTTGCTTAATTTCTTCTTCCATGACTTCCCGAATGGCGTGCGAGATGACATGCGAAAGTTTGACCTCACCCATCCGGTTTTTCCGTTGCTCGGATTTCATTTTTTGAACGCACCACGCATGCAGTTCCAGCGGCAGGCTGATGTTCAATTTCGCGTGTGTTTTTGTTTTCACCTCTCCCACCAGTAGCACCGAACAGCACCGGGGGCAATTTTTTTTTCGCCCGCAGGCGTAGTGTTCATGCGGAAGTCAAGAGAAAAGTTGAGGTAGGAGAACACCCCATTGACATTTTTTTGTTGCCTACCGGTAGCACCGGAAATATCGGTAGCACCAATGCAAAACGCATTCGTCAAAACAAGCATCAGCATCCCCGCCGAACTCTTCGGGTTTTTGAAGGCCAAGGCGGAAGCAAACGGGGGAACCCCAATAAGTCGGCTGGTGGCCCAAATGATCCGCCAGCAGGCGCAAAAAGAAAAAACCAAGGGAGTAAAAAAATGAACTTCAGCGAGTCCTTCATCACACTCAAAGAAGCCTGCCAGATTTCGGGTGCGTCCCGCTGGACGCTTTACCGGCAAATTCAAGCGGGCGCTTTTTCAGCCTCCTTGCCATTCGGCGACAAAGGCGGCTGGCGCATCGTTCGCCAATCCTTCGAGCGCTGGCTGCTCGACCGCATTGGCAAGACCTCGAACCGGAGGGCGGCATGAACCTGTATTACTGCCAAGCGACATCCGCCTTTGGAATTTTCGGAGACCACATCTGGGCGGATTCCCGACTCGCCGCGGAACTTGCCTTCCAAAACCTCCACAACACCTGGCCCCATTATGTGGTCTGCGAACGGAGGGCGAAATGAAAAGCCTGCTCCTCGCCCTTCCCTGCCCGGTGGTTGCCACCATCGTGCCGCTCGAGATCGCCATCGGCCTCTTCCTCGCCGGCCTGGTGGTCATCGTCACCTACAGCGCCTTTGCAGAGAAAATCCGCCGCGACCGCCAGCGCCGAGACATCGAGCGGTTTTTCGAGAACCGCCGCCAACGCCACTTCCGCTTCCGCGGTTGACCCATTTCCCCCCAGGTCGGCGCGCCACGACCGAGGGGCCAACAACACCGGCGCAAAAAAGAAGTGAGACCATGAAAATCATCAGCGGAAAATTGAACCGGCCACAGCGCGTGGTCATTTACGGAGTCGAATCGGTGGGCAAATCCACCTTCGCCTCGCAATTCCCTCGCCCCCTGTTTCTCGACATTGAAGGCGGCAGCGCCCACCTCGATGTGGATCGGGTCGAGGTCACCAGCTGGAAGCAACTCAACGACTGCGTCACCGAAGCCGGCCGCACGGACTACCAGACCGTTGTCATCGACTCGGCGGATTGGGCCGAGCGCCTCGCCGTCGAAGAACTCCTCGCCACCAACAAAAAAGCCAGCGTCGAGGACTTTGGATACGGCAAAGGCTGGGTGATGGCCGCCGAGAAAGTGAGCCGCCTGCTTACCTCGCTCGATGGCCTCATCGCTGCCGGCAAAAATGTCGTCGTCATCGCCCACAGCAAGGTCCAGCGCGTCGAGCCGCCCGACCTCCTCGCTGCCTACGACCGCTACGAGTTGAAACTCTCGAAGCAATCCTCGCCGCTGGTCAAAGAATGGGCGGACGAACTCTGGTTTTTCCGGTTCAAAGTGAAAGCGATCAGCCAAGACGGCGGCCGCGCCAAAGGCATAGGCGGCAAAGAGCGCGTGATCTTCACGACCCACAGCGCCGCCTACGACGCCAAAACCCGCAGCGGCCTCGCTGAAGAACTCCCCATGGAGTTTGCCAGCGTCGCCCACCTATTCAAAGCCCCCGCCGCAGCCAAGCCCGCCCCCGCCGTGGCAATCATCGGGAAAGAGACCAACGACGCCGTCGACCTCCTCGAAGCCCACGAAGGCGCCGTCAATGCCTTCCTCCTTGGCAACGGTTCCATCACGGACGGCCAGACCTGGCGCGACGCCAGCGCGAAGCTCCTCGCCCAGATCATGTCCCGCCCGCAGGCGCTGGTCGACAAAGCCAAAGCCCCCTTGGAGGTCGCCGCGTGAAGGAAACCTCCCCCAGCAGCCTCCCGAAGCTCGACGAGTGCCCCGTTTTCGTTCCAACCGAAAACGCCGGCCCCGCCGCCCAGCGAGGCACGAACATTGACCTCGCCATCCGCACCCTCATTTGCGGAGACACCACCGCATACCACGCCCTGCCCCCGGAGGACCGACCCGCCGCCAAATGGGGCGCCGACAAGCTCATCGAACTCGCCGGTCTCCACCACATTGAGACGCGCGAGGAATATCTCGGCATGTGCGTGCCCGGCCTCTCACGCCCAGGCACGGCCGATGCCGTCTGCGCCCCGGCCCGCTGGGTGGCCGATATAAAAACCGGAGCCAACCGCGATTATAGGGGGCAGTTGAGTGCCTACAGCCTGGCCTGCATGGACGAGCACTTCGCCGAGGAGTGGACGGCGCATGTCGTCTTCGTGGACCTCCGCCTTGTCCGCTCTTGGAAATTCACCCGTGAGGCCGCCGAGGCCCGCTTGGCGGACACCATCGCCCGCATCACCTCACCCGACGCCCAGCCCACGCCTGGGGAATACTGCGGCTGGTGTGCCAACCGGGACACTTGCAAAGCCCTCGTCCGCCAATCCACCGAGGCCCTCGCCCTCGTGGCCGGCACCACATCCCTCACCGAGATCCGCGAGCGCCTCCTTGCCAACCCCGTCGAACTCTCCGCCTTCGCCGCGAATTGGAAGACCGCCGAAAAGGAAATCGCCAAGCCCGCCCTTGATGCCCTCAAGACCCGCCTCCTCTCCGGCGAGGACATTCCCGGCTGGAAGGTCACCGAAAGCACCCGCCGCAGCGTCGGCGCCACAGCCATCGCCGCGGCCGCAGCCAATGTCAGCAAAGAGACCCTCATCCTCGCCATGGGCGGCTCCATGTCCGCCGACGATTTCACAGCCTTCTGCGCCGCCAACGGCGTCGAGGTCAACCCCGCAGACATCCAGGAGGGCGCGAAGATCGCCACCCTCCGCCAATCCAAAACCAAAACCACCAAATAAAAACCATGCCATCCTACACATCCGCACCCGAGCAAGAAACCTACTTCGTCGAGCCCGGCGAATACCAGGTCGAGATCACCGAGGCCGCACTCGCCATCTCGCAAAACAACAACGAAATGATCAAGGCGAAGTGCCGCGTCCTTCTGCCCGACGGCACGAAAGGCCCGCTCCTCACCGAGTATCTGACATTCACGGAAAAAGCCGCATTCAAGATCGACCAATTCCGCAAGGCCATGGGCCAAACCGTCACCCCCGGCGAGACGGCCACGCTCGAGCCCGAGGACATTCTCGGGAAAACCCTCCTCGCCCAGATCGACGAGGAACCCGGCTCCAAAAACCCCGACGCCCGCTTCAACACGATCAAACGCTGGATTCCAGCCTTTAAACCGGCTCCCGCCAAACCCACCGCCCCGACAATTCACAAAGACGCCGACGGCGATGACATTCCGTTCTGACCCCTGCCCCCGTTGCGCCGGCTGGCAGCGCCAGCACGAGCAAATCCTCGCCCATCTCCGGGCGGTCGAGCGTCGCCTTGATGCGGCGCAAACCGCCCAGATGGAGCAGCAAGCCGTCATCCGCGCCATGCGCGAGCACCTCCGTGAAGACAACGCCGAACTCCGCCGCGTCGAAATCGAACGCGACAACGCCCTCGAAATAATTCGCAACCACAAATGATCCCCAAGCCCGCCCACATCGTCGCCGTCATGGCCATCGCCCTCCTCGTTTTCGCCGCATGGCTGTCCATGCGCGAATCCGCCACCCCCAGGTTCAACCTCTGCCCGCTTTGCGGGAAGTGAAGATGTGGATACTCCCGCGCCAATTACACACATCGGCCTATGTGCCGGATACGGAGGCATTGAACTGGGACTCCACCGAGTTATCCGAAGCCTGCGCACAGTCGCTCTTTGTGAGATCGAAAGTTTCGCCTGCGCGAACCTGGTCGCAAAAATGGAAGCGGGACTCTTGGACCCAGCTCCTATCTGGACGGATCTTAAGACCTTCCCATGGGCAGAGTTTCGTGACCGCGTGGACATCCTCACTGGGGGCTATCCCTGCCAGCCCTTCAGCGCAGCCGGAAAGCGCCTCGGCACAGACGACCCTCGCCACCTCTGGCCTTTTATCGCAGACGGAATTCGGATTCTGCGACCCAAACTCTGCTTCTTTGAGAATGTCGAAGGACACATCAGCCTCGGACTCCGAGAAGTCATTGGAGAGCTGGAATCAATCGGTTACAAAACGGCGTGGGGAATATTCAGCGCGTCTGAAGTCGGCGCACCGCACCAACGCAAGCGCGTGTTTATCTTGGCCCACAGCGAATGCGCGGGACTGGAAGGATGGATCGGCGGATTGCAACCAGAGGGCGATAGACGCGGGCCATCAGGTGACGTTGGCGAGAGCGGCAACTTGCTGGTCAACGCCGTCAACAATGGCGGGAGCAATGTATCCAGAATCGAATGCAGCCAAAAGAAACAGCCCCTCTTTGGCTTCGCAAGTGGTGATGTGGCCGACACCAACGACGGCGGAAGCTGGGAAGATAAGCAATCAAGCCAACTTTGGACAAATGGGATTGAGCAACCATCCAGAAATTGTGGGCATTCCAACCAGACCGCGAATGAACAAGTCTGGCCGAGTCGCCCAGGCGAGCGACAACAAGGATGGGAGCCGCCAAGGGTTGTGGGCGACGCCAAACACGATGGACTGCCTTCCGCCGAAATCGCCGGAAGCGTTGGCCAGGAACCTTCAGAAAGGCGGGTGCAGGAACTTGCGGGAGGATGTTGTGTATCGGACGGGGCAATGGGGAACCCCGGCAGCCAACGACGCGAACAAGACCCCGCATTGCGAGGTGAACAGCAACCAAGCGGGGCTGGCAAAGAGCGTGGGGCTGGAGTTGCAGAAAAACCAGACGGGAAAATTGAACGGACAATGGGTTACACAATTGATGGGACTCCCGATGGGCTGGGTCACGCCGAGTTGTCCAGCCTCTGTGATTCGGAACTGGCCGAGATTCGTGAGTGGATGGTTAAGTGCGACAATCGCACCGACGAACTCCGACTCCTCGGCAACGGAGTCGTGCCAGCCACAGCAGAACGAGCTTTTCGAATCCTAATGGAGGAACTGATTCAATGACCCGAAACCCCTCGAATTCGATGGGATTAAAACCCCGCCCCGTGCGCGACCGCAACCTGATCGGCGACGGCGAACCCATGGCCTGCCCTCGGTGCTACGGGCGCGGACACATCGGCCACGGCCAAGGCCGCTACGGCGAAACCATCGGCGGTTGGAAAAATGTCTATACCCCTTGCCCCGTCTGCCTCGGGCGCGGAGTCGTCGCAGCACTATGACACCCCACACACAAAAACTATGAGCGAATGGATAAAAGTGGAGCACCACATCCACGAAAAAATTGAAGTGGCGGCCATCGCCGAGCACACCGGACTCGACCCAGATACGGTCGTCGGGAAGCTCTGCCGGGTCTGGGCATGGGCGTCACGGAATTGTCACGCTGACGGCGTGACAGGTGTCACGGCACTGCGCGTCATCCGCGAAATTACCGGCACGGAGAAGTTCGACGAAGCCATGGCAAACTGCGGTTGGATTCGCATAAAAGGCGACAAAATCGAGTTCGCAAACTTCGACCGCCACAACAGCCAAACCGCTAAAGAACGGGCACTTGCAACTCAGCGGAAATGGCGGCAACGCAGTCGCGAATTTGTCACGAAGATGTCACGCACCCAGCGGGACAAAATCGTGACCAGAGAAGATAATATAATAGGGGGTGGCAAAGCCACCCCCCCCAAGCGCTGCCTCTGACCCATGCCGACCTACACTTCACCCAAACAGGCGGAGGAAAAAATCATCCCCATGCGCCCCGCCCTCCCGGCCAACGAACCCGCGGAGCGAGCCGCCATCTCCTGCATCATCCAAGACTTGACCAACCTCGACCGCGCCACATGGCCCGAGGATCTGTTTTTTTACCCCCAGCACCGCGAACTCCTCGCCTGCGCCAGGCGCTGCCGCGAGAAGGGCGCCAGCGCCGATTATTTCGCCATCGAGGCCGACCTCGTCGCCCACAACCTCCTCGAAGCCGTCGGCGGCCACCAGGGGCTCATGGATTTTTGGACCCTCTACCCGAAGCCCGACGCCGGCATCGCCGCCTACCACCGCGAGATCCTCGCCGAGACCGCCCGATTCCGCAAAGCCTGCACCCTCGCGCAGGACGCCTCCCGCGAATTCGCCGAGCAACGCGGCTCCATCACCGATGCCGCCACCGCCTTGGCCGAAATCTCCTCCGCCATCGACCGCCCCCGCGCCAGCCTCGCCACGATCCTCGGCGAAGTCATCACCGACATCGAACGCAAGGAACCCCCCGAAGCCTTCTCCACCCGCATCCCCACGCTCGACCACCTCACGGCCGGCGGCCCCAAGCGCGGCGAACTCGCCGTCATCGCCGCCGAGACCTCGGGCGGCAAATCCATCCTCCTCCTCCAGCTCGCCCTCGCAGCCGCCCTCCGCGGCAAGCATGTCGCCGTCTTTTCCCTCGAAATGCCCGCCAAGGATGTCGCCCGTCGCATGGTCTCGAACCACATCGGCCTCCGCGTGAAGAACATCACCGAAGGATTCAACGGTGGAGAACTCGACGCCATCACCAGCGGAATCCACGCAATCGGCAAACTCCCCCTGCAAATCGAAAGCGGCTACAGCGATTGGGAATCTATTGAAGCCTGCGCCCGCGAACTCCGCGCCAAGGACAAACTCGACCTCCTCGTCCTCGACTACATCCAGCTCGTCCACCTCCGCGACCTGGCGAAGAACGAAACCCGCGAGCAGCATGTCTCCGAGATCACCCGGCGCCTCAAATCCCTCGCCCTCACCCTCAACATCGCCACCGCCACAGCCTCCCAACTCAACGAAGACGGCCGGCTCCGCGAATCCCGAGCCATCGGCCACCACGCCGACCATGTCTGGCTCATTAACCCGAACGAAGACGGCCCCGTCCTCCGCATCGAGAAAAACCGCTCCGGCGAACGCGACCGCGCCATCCCGCTTTTCATGCGGGGAGACATCTCCCGCTTCGAAGAACGCACCACCAAGAAAGACTCCACCAAATGACCCCGATGGTTGCACCACCAAATACTGAATTCACACTCCTGTCGCTTGGGGCCGGAGTGCAAAGCAGCACCCTGGCACTGATGGCCGCTCATGGCGAGGTCACGCCAATGCCAAACGCGGCGATCTTCGCCGACACGCAGGCCGAACCCGCGAGCGTTTACAAGTGGCTTGATTGGCTGGAGGCACAACTGCCGTTTCCGGTGCATCGCGTCACCCGTGGCGACATGACCGCTGAATCTTTGCTCATCAAAGAACGCAAAGACGGCACAGGCCATTGGAGCAAAAGCCTGATCCCTGCATTCATTGAAAACGCTGACGGTTCCCGAGGCATCATGGGTAGGCAATGCACCTACTCTTACAAAGTCGAGCAACTTGAAAGAGCCGCCCGGCGATTGGCGGGCATCAAGCGCGGCCAAAAGGAAACCACCGTCACCCAATGGATCGGGATTTCATGGGACGAAATCCAACGCATCAAACCTTCCCGCGTAGCTTGGTCCCAACATAGGTGGCCGCTTGTGGAACTTCGCATGGGTCGACGCGATTGTTTGAAATGGATGGAGGCGCACGGCTACCCGAAACCGCCACGCTCGGCCTGCGTTTACTGCCCGTTTCATTCTGACAAAGAATGGCGGCGACTCCGCGACGAAGAGCCAGAAGAATTTGCGCGAGCCATCCGATTTGAAAAAGACCTGCAAGCCGTCAAGGCGAAGACAGAAAACATGCGCGGCGTTCCTTTCCTGCACCCCAGCCTTGTCCCGCTGGATCAGGTCGATCTTTCCACCGACATCGAGCGCGGGCAACTGGCGCTTTGGCTCGATGAACAATCATTCGGCAACGAATGCGAAGGAATGTGCGGCGTTTAACTTTAACCAACACAAACATATGACCATCCACATCGGCATCGACCCCGGCCTCTCCGGCGGCATCGCATTCGTCCCCACCCTCGGCGACCCATGGGCGCACAAAATGCCCGAGACCGACCGCGACCTCATCGACCTCCTCGGCGATTCGGTTTCCCTCGCCCAGCCCCGCGCCGTCATCGAACTCGTCCATTCCTCGCCGCAAATGGGCGTCAAGAGCGCCTTCACCTTCGGCGAAGGCTACGGGCGCCTCCAAGCCGTCCTCACCGCCCTTCGCATCCCCTTCGAGCGCGTCCGCCCCGCCGTCTGGCAGAAGACCATGGGCTGCCTCACCCGCGGCGACAAGAATGTCTCCAAGCGCCGCGCCCAGGAACTTTTCCCCAACCTCAAAATCACCCACTCCACCGCCGACGCCCTCCTTATCGCCGAATTCTCCCGGCGCACCGCCAAATGATCATCATGCTCGACACGCCACAAAACTTAGACGAGGCGGCTGCCGAACTCGGTTGCGAAGTCGAGCAACTTCTAACTCCATTGACGCGCAGGCGCAGGCAAAAACCTGATTGCCGGTTCACAATCGACAACGGCGCTTTTTCAAACTTCAACCCGAGCGGTTTTCTTTCTCTGCTTGAGCGCAATAGTGACTCAATCGAACTTTGTAGATGGGTTGCGGTTCCAGATGTTGTGGGAAGCGCCTTCCGCACCCTTGAAGTTTTTAACCACTGGAAAAACAAAATTTGCAAATGGCCCTTGGCTTTTGTTTGCCAAGACGGTCAAGAGTCGTTGCCGATACCTTGGGATGAGATTGTGGCCGTGTTTATCGGCGGCACCGATGATTTCAAACTTGGGCGCCATGGTGCGAGTTGCATCAAGGCGGCAAAAGCTCTGGGCAAATGGGTCCATGTCGGGCGGGTCAATACGCCCGGACGCTTAGAATATTTTGAGGAATTGGGGGCTGATTCGTGCGACGGCACCGGCCTCGCTCGCTACTCCCACATGCGCGCCGCAATTTTTCAAAACTCAATCCAGCCAAAACTTATATGAATAAAAAACAACGCCTCAGCTCAAACTTCAAACTTTGGAAAGATTTCAATTTTGAAGCCGCACATCAACTCACCAAAGTGCCAGTGGGTCACCAGTGTGGTCATCTTCATGGCCACAGCTACCGGGTTCGCATTCATTGCCAAGGGAAACTCGACCCACAACGCGATTGGGTTGTTGATTATGCTGACATCGCTGCGGCAGCGAGACCGATCATTCAGCGACTTGATCATTCGTTTTTAAACGACAATTTCGATTTTGAGACGACCGCGGAAAACTTGGTCTGGTGGTTCGCTCAAGAACTTAGGCCAAAGCTACCACATCTTTACGCAGTTGAGCTTTTCGAGACCCCCACGACATCCGTTGTTTTTGAACTATGAACAACACCTTCCGCGCCCTCGATTTCCTCCCCATCCAACCCAGGCGTCGCCGGCGCACCTACCTCGCCACCCCCAGCGTCCACCTTTGGACCGCCATAATGGCAGGCACCCGACCCGATTCCGAAATCATACAGGCCGCCCGCGCGCTCTACAGGGCCGCCAAACGCTTCGACAACCCAAAACCATGATAGCACACCACCCGACCTTCCCAAACGAATCTGCGCGCCTTTACGCGCAAAACCAAGCCGATCCCGCCTACTGGCCCGACATCGCCAGCGACATCGACGCTCCCGAGGAAACCCTGGCCGACCACCTCGGCACCACGCCGGGCGTCGCCCTCCGCGTCATGGCCCACACAGAAGCCGCCGTCCGCGAATCCCAGGCCCTCACCCTCGGCAAAGTCGTCGGCCTCCTTCTCGAAACCAACAATCTCCCCGTCATGGCCCACGCCATCGCATTCGCCGCCGGCCTCGACCAACTCAACGGCAAACGCTCCCAAGCCCAGGTCGCCCGCGAGTTGGGCGTCACCCGCGCCCTCGTCTCCCACTATGTCGTCGGCGTGCGCGATGTCCTCTCCGGCAAGGCCACCACCTTCGACTGCACCAAATTCCGCAAATCCCAATCCTCCCGCAAAACCTTCCAGGAAAAAGCCCGCTCACCCTTTCTGGCCGCCAAACGCGCAGCCATCCAACGCAAACAACAAAACCAACAAAAAACACCATGCAACTGATCGACACCACCATGGTCACGCTCAACGAGCTGACCCTACCCGACACCCTCAACAAAGCCGAGTGGACCGACCTCCACCGTCAACTCCTCCTCTGCAAAAAAGCCGCCGCCAAGTGGCTCCAGCAGTCCCGCGACTACAGCACGAGCAAATGGGGCCTCGAATACACCGCCGACACCGAAGCCCAGTTGGAGTTGGACCTCGGCCTCACCCTCACCGAAAAGCCCGACCTCAAC